CCGCCACATTTGCATAGTCTGTACCCTGACTGACTATGTCACACACAGCACCCATTAGCCTGTAGTACGTGAAACATGCTGCGATTGGCGCTAACCAAGGGAACAGTTCCTCCATACCAGGATTAATTGGGAAACTGGTGAGCGAAAACGACGATGTAGTCGAATACACGTCACCAATATATTCCCGATGCTGTACTCTAACTTTATCTCCTTTCCTGTGCATGTAAGGGACCTGAGTGCCCGCTTGTCCATTAGTCGCTGCCGCTAACAGCGAATTAGACTGCGGCATCTCACCCTTCGTAATGGGAGGCTCTTCCTCCTCATAATCCCCCATGCCAATAAGCATTGGCAACAATTTCGGCAAGAGATCAGCTCCTGCCTTAACCAAAGGATCCCACCAGGACCCCTCTTCAACTCCGGTCATAGCCCTGGCCATTTCTCGGCGTTCACGCTTTTTCTGCTTTTTCCGTTCCCGCTCTTCGGGAGTTTTCGAAAGTTTCAAAGCGTTTTTCCGAATAGCCTCCGCTTCCTTCGGATGTTCATGAAAAGCCTTCTCCAAGGTTTTCTGAACTTGCACTCTCTGGGTTCGCTGGCGCGATTCCCTAGCCTCCTTCGCGGCAAAAGCCACGAATTCCGCTCTCAACTTTCCCTGATTACGCGGATTCGCCCGTTGCTTGGCATTGTCCATTTTACCCTGGAAATTGGGACGAAAAGTTTCACTCTTCATTGAAGCCTTTAAGGTTTTACCATAGCCGGGGTCTGCCTTCATCAAGGCTATTTTGTCCTCTCGCGATTGCTTAACGCGATTGGACACCTCGGCCCCCGGTAACCCCTTAGCCTTCAACTTAGCCCGGAGAGCATCACTCTCCTTATTAATCGTATGCATTGTCCTTTCCGTCATCATAGCCGTTGTACCAACCATCCTCCAAACGGACCCCCTGCAGAGGGCATGACGAATTAGACACTCTCAAACCCGATGTACCACGACATAACGTCATCGTATACCGGAATTACCTTATTCAAATCAGCCGTATTAAGCCGTCGCACAAATTCATCTTGTGAGGACTCAATACATAATAAGACTGCGTTGCGGAAAAAATTAAACGCCTCACAGCCATTACCAGCCGACATCAACATAAGAGATGTCAATTTCGCGACCTCCTGTATCGGATCCAAATGGTCCGGCCCAGACAGAAACGACGCACACAATTTTTGTAAAGGATACACAGGTATCCAAACACCGGTTCCAGGATCACGACCGAATCGGAATCCTAGAAACTCCATATCCTCTAAGTTCTCAGAAAGAACAAAGGGATCCAACTCTATTCCACATAATTCGGTGAAGACTAGTCTAAAAGCGTTTTCTAATTCGCTATCAGAGCAGGCGATAGAATCGCCCCACACCACGTCATCACCGAATATGTAGACAGTCACAAAATCATTCCACTTCTCACGTGGAATACCAAGGTAAGCCAGCACCATACCAAAAGCGATCTCCATCCCAAGAATGTTGTCGCCAGTTGTATTAGTTGACCCACTATTATTGCCCCATGATTTAAACACCAGATCTCCATTCGGAAGATACAGGATTGAGTTGATCATATTATCACGAACCCAATCCAAATATTCTGAAGGAGTCTTATACTTATCACGCAAAACATAAATCTCACGCATGAATGGCATCATGCGATCCCAACCCTTTCCGTCAAACATCCCAAATCGACGATGTTTAACAAGACCAACACACATATTACGAACCCCCCCGTCATATGGGTCCAAACCGTATGCACTCCATCCATCCATCTTCAAAAGTTTATTCTGATTTCCATAAACCTTCTTAGAATGGAATTGATGCTCATACGGTTCAATGATAAACGTCCTCTGTTTACCAAGCTCCACATAATCATGCCTAGTCTTAGGTTCCCGTTTTCCCGAAACCTTCCACACAACCCACCGTTTAAAGTTAGGATGCTGAAATTCTCGGGTCGGAAAATCTGCCTTATGGCAGTGTCCCTTCTTAGGACACCCAGCATAATTCAAAAACACACCGGAGCTCGTATCACGCTTAGCCTCTTCTATGACCTCAACATCAGTCATATCCGAGGCTCGAAATGCAAAATCATGCATCTCACTAACGTTAACAAGCGCTGGCACCAACAACTCCGGATGGTCTCGGAAGGAATAATTCACCTTCTTATCCATCTTCATCACCGAATCAAACAAGTGCTTGCGAGTCGAATTACTCACAACATAGTCACCTGCATGCTCCTTGCACCAAGCGACAAACCTAGGATCGAAATATTGGGATAGCACACTAGGCACCATCTCATACTTCGCAACCTCCGGGACGACTTCCCTGTCCACCGTACCAATGTACGATAGATACCTATAAGGGTAATCGTCCTTCTCCCTTAAGCCACTGACGAACTTAAAGAAGGCAGCATCGAGACGATCATTAAGATCGTACTCGTCCCCGATGCTACCTCCTTTAAGCCGGGAGTTCGAAAGTGGCGAACCTACTTTTTTACCCCAAAAGGGGCAAAAACCTCATTCGGAAACTTACTGTCACCAGAAGATCCCGAAAAATGCAGTCCGCAAACCTTACCAGCAGCATCAACCAAAATGCTGCCACACTGACCAACGACAGTATTCGCATCATGCGCGATGATGAAATCCGATCGCTTCTTGAACCGACAAGGAATAACCAAAAACTTCTGGTCACTCGGTCGGAAACCAACCAACGCCCCAGTATGAATGGCGTCTGAAACATCAACTTTCCTACAAGACAGAGGTTTAACTCCATCAAGAGGTTTATCACATTTAAGGAGAACGCAATCACCATTCTCCGCAACAACCTTCAGGTCTGACACAAAAAGCTTCACGCCTCCCGCTTCAAACCACCTGCGACCCACAATAGCATGCTTATTAACTTGATAAGCTGGAGCTCCTTGGTCATTCAAAACGTAAAATACGGATTGAACGAAAGTAGATTCCCCTTCCATCAATTTAAACGCACACTGCTTGAGATGATCAATGTCAAATCCAAGATTTGGAGTCGCAGACTCCAAAACCTTGGGGGCAACGGCCTCAGCCGGCCGAACCAAATGACACTTAGAACATCCGCGGGCACCCGCAAAAGCACGCTGTCCACATTCACACTTCCATGGAGTTTTGATGACCAAACCGTTGTCATCCTTTCCACAGCAAAAACACCAGGTATCAGTGGCTCTGTGGTTCCGCCCACAGAACTTACACTTCACCTTGTCTTCACCACCCCCAGTAGAGACCAAAGCTTCAACAACCTTAGCAGTGTTAACCTTTCCACCGCTGACCACACCGGCCCACGTTCCTTCTTTTGAAGATTCAATCTTCAACGGAGGAGGTGATTTTGGAGTGGGTACCACTTGAACCTGCTTAGCAGATTCGTGGTGTTGCTTTGGCTTGCCTTTACCACGAGTCTTCTTCCACTCTTCAAAATCTTTTTCCAACTCTGCATCTGTAGCAGTTCCCCACCCGACCTCATTGGCTTTCGCTAACTGCTCAGCAGTCAAACCCAAAGCCTTCACGTCGCCGGATAGAACTATCTTCCATGCACGGAGCTTTTCCAAAGGTTTCGCATCCCAATGTTGTAAAT